GGCCCTTTCCTTTACCAGTTTCCGGCGTACCTTTGTCTCACGGGCAACCTGTGACGCCGACTGCGATATCGCGGATGAAGCAACGCGGTTAATGGCCATTGCGGCGGCACCGGGCACCGCCGTTCTGCTGATACGGCTGAGGTTTTCAACGGCCTGCTCAAGACCTTTTATGGCCATACATCCCCCTTTCAGCGGCGACGGTTAACGGCAGGCGGTACGCCCCGCCCAAGCCAGAGATGACAGCTTCCGCCATCATCCGGCGAAATCCGGTCTATCCAGAAGTTTTCCTCACCGATGGTCAGCGTGTCGCCGCGCCGCAGCTGCCGCACATCATCAGTCCGGACAAACAGGGACGGGCTGGAGCCTTCAACGCGCACGCCCTGTCCGGCATAGCTGATATTTTCAGGGTCATCAAAAACACCACGTATCACAGCACCGGACTGCTCACCGGATGTCATGGTGGCTGACGTTCCCATGTACCCGCGTATCGTTTCATCGGCGCGGGCAATGGCAGCATCGAACAGGTTATCGAAATCAGCCACAGCGCCTCCCGTTATTGCATTCTGGCCAGGCCGCGCTCTGTCATTTCAGCTGCCACACCGGCAGAGACACGGAACGCCGTTCCCGGCAGCACAAATGCCACAGGTTCATCCCGCGTGGCGTGAAGTGCATCAGTATGCAGCGTCACCAGTGCCACAACCGTGACCAGTTCAGCCGTATCCTGAATCACGGTATCCGGCTGCGCTGATACCACCTCATTTTCATGCCCGGTCAGCACATTTTCCCGGCTGAGAGGGGTGTCCTGACCGGCAGTTTCATCCGTGTCATCAAGCTCTTCTTCCAGCTCTGCCACACGAAGCGCCAGTTCTTCTTTCGTTCCCGTCAAACTGACATCGCGGTTCAGTTGCTCACCCAGCTCCTGAAGACGGGCAATCAGTTCATCTTTCGTCATGAACTCCTCCACAGAGAGAAAATGGCCCCGAAGGGCCATGATTACGCCAGTTGTACAGACACGAACTCATCAGGATCAGCCAGCAGCATCAGCGGTGCTGACTGAATCATGGTGAACTCACGCGCCGGATCGCCGGTGGTCACCCAGTTTTTCGGGTAACGGGCAGAGGCGTTAATGCCTTCGCGCTGTGCGTCCGCATCCTGAATGCAGCCATAGGTGCGCAGACCGCGTGCCTGAGTGTTCCCCAGCACCATCGTGTTGTCCGGCAGGAAGTTCTTTTTGACGCCGTTTTCCACGTACTGTCCGGAATACACGACGATGGCCACATCGCCATACATCCCCTTGTAGGACACCGCTTTGCCCAGGTCTTTCACCGCTGTCTCCAGCTCGGAATGAGAGCCGCGACGAGTATCCAGCTTCTCCTTGACGGCTTTGAAGGAACGGAACAGCGCCCAGCCTTTCGGATCAAACACGATGATATTCACCACTCCGCTGGCGTTCAGCGCGTAGGCTTCGATATCGTCGGTCGGGTCATACGTGGACTTGTCACGCTTGCTCCACTCCGTGCCGCCGGACTGCGTGATGTTGTTGGCCGCACTGCGGCCCATATCCACCTCAACCGGATCGAAAGCTTCACCGGTCATGGTGTATTTGCCCTTAAGCACGGCAGAAACTGCCTGCATCTCTTCGACCTGGGCAATGGCCAGCTCTTCGTCACGCATGTTCTGCATAATGATGCGACGGCGGCGGTAAGCCGGGTCCGCCAGATTCTGCGGATCTTCATCCGGCAGGCGACGCAGGGTCATCTGCGGATTCACCTCATGCTTCGGCTTGACATATCCCGGCGTAAATTCAGAGGTGGAGCCGCCACGGGAGCGGATAACCTCACCGGAAACAATCGGCGAAACGTACAGCGCCATGTTTACCAGCCCCGGAATTTGTGAGAGATAGACTTTCTCCGTGGTGAAGGGATAGCTCTCACGGAAAAAGAGACGCAGAAACAGCGGATCAAACTTAAATTTCTGCTCATTTGCCGCCAGCAGCTGGGCGGTTGTGTACATCGACATAAAAAAATCCCGTAAAAAAAGCCGCACAGGCGGCCTTTAGTGATGAAGGGTAAGGTTAAACGATGCTGATTGCCGTTCCGGCAAACGCGGTCCGTTTTTTCGTCTCGTCGCTGGCAGCCTCCGGCCAGAGCACATCCTCATAACGGAACGTGCCGGACTTGTAGAACGTCAGCGTGGTGCTGGTCTGGTCAGCAGCAACAGCAAGAATGCCAACGGCAGCACCGTCGGTGGTGCCATCCCACGCAACCAGCTTACGGGTGGAGGTGTCCAGCATCAGCGGGGTCATTGCAGGCGCTTTCGCACTCAATCCGCCTGGCGCGGTTGCGGTATGAGCCGGGTCACTGTTGCCCAGCGGCTGGTAATGGGTAAAGGTTTCTTTGCTCGTCATAAACATCCCTTACACTGGTGTGTTCAGCAAATCGTTAACGGCATCAGATGCCGGGTTACCTGCAGCCAGCGGTGCCGGTGCACCCTGCATCAGACGATCCAGCGCAGTGTCACTGCGCGCCTGTGCACTCTGTGGTGCTGCGGCCAGAATGCGGCGGGCCGTTTCCACGGTCATACCGGGGGTTTCTGCCAGAACGCGCGCCTGTTCTTCGCGTCCGTGAGCCTCCTCACAGTTGAGGATCCCCATAATGCGGCTGTTTTCTGCCGCAACCGCTGCAGTGATCTGCGCGTTCACGTCCGGCTGCGCCGCGCTGGCGTTTTCGCCCTCCGTCGCTGGCACCACCTCAGTAACGTCAGCCTGCGAAGCAGTGGCTGAAACAGTTGTTGATTGAGTCTCTTTGGTCATTCGCCCTCCTGAGAGACGGGATTTATGTGCATCCAGTGCATCACGCATGACGGTGATCGCATCGGTGCTGTTAACAAGTTCATCAGCCAGTCCGGCATCAATGGCCTCCTGACCGCTGTACACTGCAGCCTCGGTATCCAGCACAGCCTGCACAGACAGGCCGGTATATGCCGACACCTTCTGCGCAAACATCCGGCGGGTTGCGTCCATCCGGGACTGCAGTGTCTCCCGGACGTCATCCGGAAGATGGCTGTAAGGATTGCCATCCACCTTATGGCTGCCGCTGTAAATCAGCGTGATTTCCACGCCCTGTTTCTCCAGGGCAGCACCGTAATTACTGTGAGCCATCATGACGCCGATGGAGCCTGTCCGGGCGGTCTGCGTGACCAGACGCCGGGAGGCGGCACTGGCAAGCAGCTGACCTGCACTGCAGTTCATGTCGTTGGCCAGCGCCCATACCGGTTTTATGTCACGCACACGGGCGATGATGTCAGCGCAGTCAAATGCCCCCGCCACCATTCCGCCTGGCGTGTCCATATCGAGCAGAATGCCGTCCACCATCGGGTCGCTGGCGGCCTGTTGCAGACGGGCGATAATGCCGTTGTAACCGGTCATCCCCGAGTACGGCTGCAGCGCCCGCGTCCGGCTGACCAGCGTGCCGGACACCGGCAGCACGGCGATGCCGTTCATGACCTGATAACTGCGGGCCTGTCGTGGTCCGTCATCATCACCGGATAATGCCAGCGTCGCGAGTGCCTCCTGGGCAGTCAGGCTGTCGCCGGACACCGCATCCGTCAGGCGGCTGATCCCAAGCTGGCCTGCAAGCGCACAAAAGAAAACCCGCGCATAGGCGGGTTCAAGCATCAGCGGCTCATTAAAGGCCATGCTGGCAATATGCGGGAGATTACGCAGCTCTGCTGTCACTCTTCTCCTCCTCTGTTGATTGTCGCAGCCCGGATTCAAATGCCGCAGCCGCCCAGGCTGGCGGTTTAAGACCGGCCGCGCGGCGCTCCATCGTTTCACGGACCTGCTGGGCAAAAATTTCCTGATAGTCGTCGCCGCGTTTTGCGCACTCTTTCTCGTAGGTGCTCAGTCCGGCTTCTATCAGCATCACCGCTTCCCGAACTTCTTTCAGACCATCGATGGCCATACGACCGGAGCCTATCCAGTCGCAGTTCCCCCAGGCACTGCGGGCTTCCTGAAAACTGAAGCGCGCTTTTGAAGGTAACGTCACCACGCGGCGAACGATGGCCTCTTCCAGCCAGCACAGAAACATCTGGCTCGCCTGACGGGATGCGACGAATTTTCGCCGCCCCATAAAGTGCGCCCACGACTCGTTCGCGCTGGCCCGTGCCGTGGAGTAGCTCATCTGGGCGTAATTCCGGGAAAGCTGCTCATACGAGACACCCAGTCCGGCAGCGATATACCGCAGCAGTGACTGCTCAAACACGGAGTAGCCGTTATCCGTGTCCTGAGCCGTCTGCAGGTTCAGTGAGTCACCCGGCATCAGGTGAGGCACTTTTGCGCCTCCCAGCCGGACCGGTGCTGCGGCGTAATAAGCGGCAATTTCACCAATCCAGCCCGTCAGCCTTTCCCGCTGCTCCTGACTGTTCGCGCCCAGAATAAAATCCATCGCTGACTGCGTATCCAGCTCACTTTCAATGGTGGCGGCATACATCGCCTTCACAATGGCGCTCTGCAGCTGCGTGTTCTGCAGCGTGTCGAGCATCTTCATCTGCTCCATCACGCTGTAAAACACATTTGCACCGCGGGTCTGCCCGTCCTCCACGGGTTCAAAAACGTGAATGAACGAGGCGCGCCCGCCGGGTAACTCACGGGGTATCCATGTCCATTTCTGCGGCATCCAGCCAGGATACCCGTCCTCGCTGACGTAATATCCCAGCGCCGCACCGCTGTCATTAATCTGCACACCGGCACGGCAGTTCCGGCTGTCGCCGGTATTGTTCGGGTTGCTGATGCGCTTCGGGCTGACCATCCGGAACTGTGTCCGGAACAGTCGCGACGGGCTGGTATCCCAGGTGGCCTGAACGAACAGTTCACCGTTAAAGGCATGCATGGCCACACCTTCCCGAATCATCATGGTGAACGTGCGTTTTCGCTCAACGTCAATGCAGCAACAGTCGTCCTCGGCAAACTCTTTCCATGCCGCTTCAACCTCGCGGGAAAAGGCACGGGCTTCTTCCTCCCCGATGCCCAGATAGCGCCAGCTTGGGCGATGACTGAGCCGGAAAAAAGACCCGACGATATGATCCTGATGCAGCTGGATGGCGTTGGCAGCATAGCCGTTATTGCGTACCAGATCGTCCGCGCGGGCATTGCCACGGGTAAAGTTGGGCAGCAGGGCTGCATCCACACTTTCACTCGGTGGATTCCACGCCCGCAACTGCCCACCAAATCCGCTGCCACCGCCGTGATAACCGGCATATTCGCGCAGCGATGTCATGCCGTCCGGTCCCAGTAGGGTGGGAATGGTGGGCGTTTTCATACATAAAATCCTGCAGGTCCCCTGCGTCGCTGTGTCATGCCGGTCTGCACTTCCAGCTCTGCAATATATTTTTTCAGGTCAGACACGGAAGTGGCCGTAAACTCCACCCTTCGTCCGTCTTTCTGTACTGTTGCCACCCGTTTACCTGTCATCAGGTCATGCAGTGCCGCACGGGCAGCGGCAAGTTCTTCCTGTCGCGTCATTCATCCTCTCCGGATAAGGCACGGGCGTAATCTGCCAGTGTTTTCTTGTTGGTTGCTGCACCATCCTCTTCCTGCAGGCTCGCCAGCAGTGCACTGAGATCCAGCTGCCAGCGGGAAATACTGATGCGCAGCGCCGCCAGCGCATAAACGAAGCAGTCGAGCGCCTCATTGCGTCGCTTTTTGCTGTCCCACAGTATTTTTTTCCTGCCATCCACCCATTTTTCGACCTGCTCTTCAGCCGTCAGCTGCTGCGCTTCGGTCAGATCAAAAATATCCGGGTTATTCGGGAAGTGAACGGCACCGGGAAGCGGTTCATCCCCTTCCGGCGTCAGTGTGAAGCGGTTATAAATCTGCTCTTTCGCGGTATCCGTACCGATTTCGGTAAGGTAAACCCCGTTTTTGTTTCGCTTACGTGGCATGCTGGCCACCGGCTTTCCGTAGACGGATGCCCCTTTAATGGGGATCACCCGGAACAGCCCATGTTTTTTCGAGCGTTCATACACAATGGTCGGGTCAATCCCGCCAGTATCCCAGCAGATACGGGATATCGACATTTCTGCACCATTCCGGCGGGTATAGGTTTTATTGATGGCCTCATCCACACGCAGCAGCGTCTGTTCATCGTCGTGGCGGCCCATAATAATCTGCCGGTCAATCAGCCAGCTTTCCTCACCCGGCCCCCATCCCCATACGCGCATTTCGTAGCGGTCCAGTTGGGAGTCGATACCGGCGGTCAGGTAAGCCACACGGTCAGGAACGGGCGCTGAATAATGCTCTTTCCGCTCTGCCATCACTTCAGCATCCGGACGTTCGCCAATTTTCGCCTCCCACGTCTCACCGAGCGTGGTGTTTACGAAGGTTTTACGTTTTCCCGTATCCCCTTTCGTTTTCATCCAGTCTTTGACAATCTGCACCCAGGTGGTGAACGGGCTGTACGCCGTCCAGATGTGAAAGGTCACACTGTCAGGTGGCTCAATCTCTTCACCGGATGACGAAAACCAGAGAATGCCATCACGGGTCCAGATCCCGGTCTTTTCGCAGATATAACGGGCATCAGTAAAGTCCAGCTCCTGCTGACGGATGACGCAGGCATTATGCTCGCAGAGATAAAACACGCTGGAGGGATCATCCGGCGTCCATTTGAGGCCAAACGGCGTATCTTTATCGCCAAATTTAAGGTACTGCTCCTCCCCACAGTGCGGGCAGGCAACATGAAAACGCATAAAATGCGGGGATTCACTGGCTGCACGCTCAATCTGGCAGGTGCCTCTCACTTTGGGCGTGGAGCCACGGATGGACTTTGGCCAGACCGAGCCTTCAATACGCTTATCGCCCAGGAACGTCGGAGAGCCTTCCTGTTCAATATCCTCATCAAAGGCAGCAAGTTCATCATAACCCGCCACATCCACTGACTTTTCACGGTAGTTTTTTGCCGCTTTACCGCCCAGGCACCAGAAGCCACGCCCATTGGTAAAACGCTTCATGGTGAGCGTGTTATCCCGGTGCTTTTTGCCATACCACGGTGCCAGCGCCAGCAGCGACGGAATATCACGGATAGTCGGCTCAACGTGGGTTTTCATAAAGTTCTCGGCATCACCATCCGTCGGCAACCAGATAAGGGTGTTGCGCTGCTTATGCTCTATGAAGTAGGCATAAACACCCAGCAGCATTTTGGAATAACCAACACGGGCAGACTTCACCACATTCACCTCGCGGATGTAGTCACTGCCCATCGCATTCATGATGGCCCGCTGAAAGGGCAGTGTTTCCCAGCGCCCTTCCTGGTATGCGGATTCTTTCGGGAGATAGTAATTGGCATCCGCCCATTCAACGGCGGTCTGTGGCTCCGGCCTGAACAGTGAGCGAAGCCCGGCGCGGACAAAATGCCGCAGCCTGTTAACCTGACTGTTCGATATATTCACTCAGCAACCCCGGTATCAGTTCATCCAGCGCGGCTGCTTTGTTCATGGCTTTGATGATATCCCGTTTCAGGAAATCAACATGTCGGTTTTCCAGTTCCGGAAAACGCCGCTGCACCGACAGGGGGATCCCGTCGAGAATACTGGCAATTTCACCTGCGATACGCGACAGCACGAAAGTACAGAATGCGGTTTCCACCACTTCAGCGGAGTCTCTGGCATTTTTCAGCTCCTGTGCGTCGGCCTGCGCACGCGTAAGTCGATGGCGTTCGTACTCAATAGTCCCTGGCTGGAGATCTGTCTCGCTGGCCTGCAGCAGTTCTTCAACCTCCCGGCGCAGCTTTTCGTTCTCAATTTCAGCATCCCTTTCGGCATACCATTTTATGACGGCGGCAGAGTCATAAAGCACCTCATTACCCTTGCCACCGCCTCGCAGAACGGGCATTCCCTGTTCCTGCCAGTTCTGAATGGTACGGATACTCGCACCGAAAATGTCAGCCAGCTGCTTTTTGTTGACTTCCATTGCTCATTCCACGGACAAAAACAGAGAAAGGAAACGACAGAGGCCAAAAAGCTCGCTTTCAGCACCTGTCGTTTCCTTTCTTTTCAGGGGGTGTTTTAAATAAAAACATTAGGTTACGGCGAAGAAGAACGGAAACACCTTAAACCGGAAAATTTTCATAAATAGCGAAAACCCGCGAGGTCGCCGCCCCGTAACCTGTCGGATCGCCGGAAAGGACCCGCAAAATGATAATAATTATCATCTACATGTCACAACGTGCATCTACGCCATCAAACCACGTCAAATAATCAATTATGACGCAGGTATCGTATTAATTGATCTGCATCAACTTAACGTAAAAACAACTTCAGACAATACAAATCAGCGACACTGAATACGGGGCAACCTCATGTCAACGAAGAACAGAACCCGCAGAACAACAACCCGCAACATCCGCTTTCCTAACCAAATGATTGAACAAATTAACATCGCTCTTGAGCAAAAAGGGTCCGGGAATTTCTCAGCCTGGGTCATTGAAGCCTGCCGTCGGAGACTAACGTCAGAAAAGAGAGCATATACATCAATCCAAAGTGATGATGGATGAACATCCCGGTTTCTTCCACCATCGCACCGGAAAAGCGACTATGAGGGTAACCCTGCGTCTGTCAGCACAGTAAAACCCGGTGTGCATCGTTTTTGATTATTCCCGCACACTCACGCAGAAGGAATTCCCCGTCGGGCTACGGTCATGGTTAATGCGGGAATACGGCGACGATACAGCGCAGCTAAAAGGGTAATAGACGGATAGACCGGTTTATTTCATTCCACAGGATTCTGAGTGTCCCCAACTTCCTCCAATAGTCTGAGCGTACACCTATATAGTTTTAATTTTCATCAATCCATTTAACTATCGTTTAATTGTTGTCACATAGGATTCTGCCGTTTTTAACAATGCAGGATAATAAGATGAAAAAAATGTTGTTTTCTGCCGCTCTGGCAATGCTTATTACAGGATGTGCTCAACAGACGTTTACTGTTGGAAACAAACCTACAGCAGTAACACCAAAGGAAACCATCACCCATCATTTCTTCGTTTCGGGAATTGGACAGAAGAAAACTGTCGATGCAGCAAAAATTTGTGGTGGTGCAGAAAATGTTGTTAAAACAGAAACCCAGCAAACATTCGTAAATGGATTGCTCGGTTTTATTACTTTAGGCATTTATACTCCGCTGGAAGCGCGTGTGTATTGCTCACAATAATTGCATGAGTTGCCCATCGATATGGGCAGCTCTATCTGCACTGCTCATTAATATACTTCTGGGTTCCTTCCAGTTGTTTTTGCATAGTGATCAGCCTCTCTCTGAGGGTGAAATAATCCCGTTCAGCGGTGTCTGCCAGTCGGGGGGAGGCTGCATTATCCACGCCGGAGGCGGTGGTGGCTTCACGCACTGACTGACAGACTGCTTTGATGTGCAACCGACGACGACCAGCGGCAACATCATCACGCAGAGCATCATTTTCAGCTTTCGCATCAGCTAACTCCTTCGTGTATTTTGCATCGAGCGCAGCAACATCACGCTGACGCATCTGCATGTCAGTAATTGCCGCGTTCGCCAGCTTCAGTTCTCTGGCATTTTTGTCGCGCTGGGCTTTGTAGGTAATGGCGTTATCACGGTAATGATTAACCGCCCATGACAGACAGACGATGATGCAGATAACCAGAGCGGAGATAATCGCGGTTAATCTGTTCATACCTCAATCTCTCTGACCATTCCGCCCGCTTCTTTGAATTTTGCAATCAGGCTGTCAGCCTTATGCTCGAACTGACCATAACCAGCGCCCGGAAGTGAAGCCCAGATATTGCTGCAACGGTCGATAGCCTGACGAATATCACCGCGATCAATCATCGGTAAAGCGCCACGCTCTTTAATCTGTTGCAGTGCCACAGCGTCCTGGCTTTTCGGAGAGAAGTCTTTCAGGCCAAGCTGCTTGCGGTAAGCAACCCACCAGCGTGAAAGAAGTTGATAACGGCCTGCAGCTGTTGATTTGAGTTTCGGGTTTAGCGTGACAAGTTTGCGAGGGTGATCGGAGTAATCAGTGAAGAGTTCTCCACCGACAATAACGTCATAACCGTGGTTACGTGTCGGTTGTCGCCCGTTATCCGTTCCCTCTGACCATGCCACCATATCAAGGAAAGCTTTACGCTGGGAATTTAGTACCTGCATAAATTACTCCTTAGAGCCACCAAACTTGTTACCGATTACTCTCATTGCAGCCCCACGAATAGCATCAACACCGATCAGCCCCACCCCACCACCAATGGCAACAGATAGTGATTTAGGCCATCCGACATACTCAAGAGCGGATGCAAAAGTCAGCGTCAGAGCGCCACAGAGTAGAATTTCGAGTGTTTTTCGCTTCCAGCCGCCACCACCGCCAAAATAGGCAATACGTAAACCAGCCATAACAATCGACATAATCACTGCGCCCAGCGGTGTGTCTCCACGCCACCAGCTCTGGACCAACTCCAGCCATGTATTTGGGTTATGAGGCATTTGTAGTTATCTCTCACCTCGCTGATACAGCAGGTGCAAATTGAGGAAACATCATGTACCGCAAATCAGAAGCGGAAACGTCAAAGAAGCCGAGTCAATGGATAACTGCGGGATAGGCTAGGACCAAGGAATCCCCAGACCCAGAAACGACAAAACCCGCTCGATGGCGGGTTTAAGCTGTGTGGCGAAGTGAGCACACTTAACAGATTACGATATTTTTTGCGTACGCGTTAGTGTTTTGATAGAATTTTCAGCCACATAAAAATTCATTCTTATAATTCGGGATATATAATGGATATAACTTGTTTAGAATGTGGCAATGTTCTTGACGACCCAACTGTAGCTTGCGATAAATGCGGTGCCACGCCTCATGTTGTAGTGCTGGGCAAACAATCGTACTTTCCTATTGGTGCTGTAACAGCAAATCTTGAAAAAAATGATTCAAGAGCATTTGATTATCGATTAGGTGAAGTTTGGGATCTAAAAAATGAAGTCACATCTGAATTCATAACCAGAATTGAGAAAAAATTTAGCCGAAAAAACAAATTTCATAACTTCCTAGACTCAGATCACAACCCTTCATCCATTCCTACGATCCTAAAAAAATACATTAATAAGAATAATGAATTCATTGATTTATCTAGAGCTATAATAGAGAAGCTTAAACATAATGCTAATAACGAATCGAGAGTTGCCCAACTTCAGGGGGGGAGCGTTGTTTTCATCCACTATAAGTCTACCGAACCAGAGGATTTGGGGAAACTTCTAATCGTAATGGTTGATAAACAAAGCGCCTATGACTTTGATTCGGATAAGTTGACCCCAACAAGATTAAATCCAATTAATACCGATGCCTTACGGCAGGCTGCGATGTTCGATTTAACTTTATTCGAAGCCAGTTATCCAGAAAACAAGGGTGACTCATATGTACATTTCTTGCAAGGTAAATCTAAAAGCGATTTTTTCAAAGACTCATTAGGTTGCCGACATGATTCGGACAATAAAAGAAGCATTCAGCAATTATTCAGTGCTATAGATATTTTTGCTAGTAAAAACTCACTCGGTCGTGTACTGCGTGATACTATTGACAATGAAGTTAAATCCTTACTGGAAAAAAAATCAAAAGATAAACACGGAAATAAGTCCGTTAAGATAGAGGATATTTCAAAAATAATTGACTCATGCCTGACTGATTCACACAAATGTAAGGGAACGTTTGTCGATTTTGTTAATCTTAATGGTTTCCAGATTGACCCTCAATTTGAACCAACTCCTAAAGCAGCTGAAAGCGCGCTTACAATTGAAGTGGCAGATAACGACAATAATTTTAAGTTGAAAATAATGCGTGGAGCTATTGGAGACGAAAAGTCAAATAAGCCTGTAATTCTCACTGACAACAAATGCGAAATTGTGATAAAATTGAGTCAGGCAAATTATGATGAACTCAAAAGATATAGAGACAGCTAATAATGACAATTGCTGATGACTTATCAAGATTAGCGCAGATTATTAACGGAGCCTCAAGCAGAGTTGAGGGCTACTACACTGTCATAAGTCTTGAAGAAAGCATTGTTATTGTAAATAGTTCTGAAATAATTAGACTGTTACAATCTATAGGTTATAAAAAGGCAACAACCTGCATCGAAAATAATGAAATTTGGCTAGATCGCCAAGCTTCATCTTGGGATGATGCTATAATTTATGAGAATGTTGAGTCTTTTTGGTCTAGAGTAAACACCCAAAACGCTCTTCCGAAAAATTATATCATCGGAACGCCGTTAATACTCCCTACTTCTAAGAATGAAAGCATCGAAAAAATCCATATTTTCTTTATGTGGAAAGATATCCTTTCATTAATTGCTGATCATCATAACAGTGACTGCTCTGTCTTATTTTTCACCAATGAAGACAAAAGTTATACAGTCGAACTCACGCATTTTTTACAATATAGCGAGATTAATCGCTTATCGAACTCGTCTCTTAAATATGAAATTATAAAGGAGCTTCTCGACACAATAAAAATCAATGATTTACACAAAAGCGAGCGCAAGCTCGTTATACGCTCAGCCATAAACGAAGTATTTAAAGCAAATGGTACGTTCAATTTCTTTGACTTGCTTAACTCTACTGAACTCGTCAGGAAAAAATATGATGAACTATATGAGATTTACACAAAGAGGTTTTCTGTAAATAAAATTCTTAACGAACTCGATGAGAAAAATCTTGAGTTCACGAGTAAAATTAACGAATTCATATCATCTAATCAGACAAAAGCATTGACTATTCCCGGTGCATTAATAGCAGCTGGTGGCTTAGTGAAGGCTAATGAAACAACCGAAGCAATATTGATTATCGCAGGACTTTGGATGATAAAAAAAGTCAATTACATTTCTATTGAGATATTCAATGAAACATTCGACAACTTACGTTCTCGAGTGGAGTCCGCTTTCGATAAGTATTTAAAGTTTGAAGAAAATAAAGAAATCAAAGATAATGCAGATAGTATTAAGAGTAGCATTACAGGTTTGATTGATAAAGCTAAAAAAAGGATGAGAACTGTTAAATATCTCGCATCAGCCATGTTTTATGGAGGCCTTATTTACGTTGGATATAAACAGTTCCCAGTCTTTTTTGAAAAATCGGCAGTAAATCTATTTTATTTTTTATGCCATACTATAAGCTAACATTGCTAAACAGCCGTCAACAAACCCCATTGCAGTTTGCAGTTCCTTCCTAATTGTGCCATCAGAGCATTTTCTCTTCTTCGCAATAGTGCGTAATGAGATACCGATAACAAAGTGGGCGATGATGAGCTCATATTCCTCTGGTTTATACCTTCTCAACCGAGCCACACAACTGTCTATCATGATGCCTTCGTCATCATCACACTGAATCCGTGACTTTTTGCCATGAGGTAAAAGTCCCTTGAAACCAGCCGCTATCGGCTGCCAGTCCACTCCGCTATTGTCTGAAGCAGCCCAAGCTCCCCAACGATCCATTACTTCATACATATCACGCATCAACTTTCTCCACAAAATCAGGCCAGAACGCCAATTACAAGCAAAAATCAACAAAACAGTATTAGTTGATTGTTATCTCTGACTTCATACTCCTGCTCCTGTCAGGGTTTTGGCGTAATTCTTCAGTATTCGGTAATCGGTCAAAACAGAACCGGGGAAACGATATAAGCGCAGACGCCCCCAGCGGTGGCGAAGAAATTCTGCCATATTAAACTCAAACATCATTCATTCCCCATTTCGGTGATGGTCAGTTCCAGCCTCCCACCTTTGGTAACAGGCATCTTCACAACGCGGTAATCAACGACCTGAGCATCATCCAGCCAGAAACCTGCTTTAGTGAGTGCGTCAAAAGCGGCTTTTTGCAGATTATCCAGGTCACGGCGACGGCGATCCGGCATGTGGCACTCAATGCGGATTTTCACAGGCATAGCTAGGCCGATATCCAGCATTGCGTTTTTAATGATTCGGGCGACGTTATCGCGGTATGCCTGCCCCTCTGCGCTGACGTGCGTGCGCCCGCGATTATGGCGGTAATAGCGATTATTGCTCGGAGGCCAGGGTAATGTGATACTGTAGGTATTCACGCCTTAATAACCCCCTCTTTCAGCCAGATAACCTGTGTTCTCGCCATACCTTCCAGCGCGCATTCTTTTGCATATGCAGCATCGACAAAATGTGTGCGGCGGTCGATTTCGTCGTGGCAGGCAGAACATGCAATGGTGGCAATCAGGTCTGGCGGTTTGATACCGGTACCGCACAATCCAGCCAGCCGGATATGTGCCAGTACAGACGTTTCAGAATTGCCATTACATACGCCAGGGATTCTTACCTGGCATTCCCGACCACGCGCTGCTTTTCTCAAATCAGCCATGATTCCTCCTTGCTGCCAGTCGCAACCATTTTTTATCAACCAGGCTAGCGGTATATCCGAGCAGTGTTGGTATTTCGGATGGCTTCGGCTCAGGCTTACGCTTACGACGATTTGATACTCTGTAGATGTGTCCGTTCATGACACGAATAAGCGGTGTAGCCATTACGCCTCCTGCTTGTCACGGAGCAGCTGGAACTCGCAGCTCTGCGGAATAGTCAGGTGGCAGCCAATATTCACCGCCCAGGCTTCAACCTTACACAGGAAGACATACATCTCTCCGGTATCAAGATCGGAGGTATGGCGTAACGACTGGATAGTGGTGATATCACCGGTTACGACATCAACCAGGTCTTTGGTTTCATAACCGAGATATGTGTGTTTGAGAGCATCTTTTACCCAAGCTGGAGTGGCGAACGTTTTACCCCTGTTGATGAGGTATTCACTGATTTCGCTGTACCACATGTGGCTGAGTGCATTCTGGGAAAGACTGCGTTTCTCACGCCACGGTTTAAGCACCATGCGAAAGCATTTGCCCTCCTCCAGATAAGGCTGGATCTGCCGACCGATAGCGGTGAAGTTACCGCGATGTAATTTGATGCCATCTTGTGGGAGATTCACGCTTCACCTCCGCAGAGGTCAAACGCTGGATGCAAAAAATCGCAGGTGCATCTCTGCATCTGTGAAGGGAGAAGAGAATTTGGATTGTATGTGCGCATAAACGTCCCCGTTTAGCGCAGAAGTCACCGGAGTTGTTCAGGCTCCGATGACATGATTATGGCAAAATGATTATGTAAAATCAAAAGCCAAAAAACAATTATGGTTTATTTTCTAGCTCTGATTTTTTGAAAGCTTCTATCAGACGATTAGCATCTTCTGTACCACCAGGAAGCACGTTTGATTTTTTAAGAATATACGGTGGGAACTTTGTGGTTAAATATTCATGCTTAAACCATCTACGAAACTCTGACAATGCAGAATCAGGATAGGCATTAATGATCTGAGGATTGGAACTTGCCTGAAGAAAATCTTCAGGGTAATAATGCTCACAGTCTACTCTTTCTCCAAATTCTGTTGCTAACCCCTTTGCTTTCCAGTGACGCGCCCAGCAAGAACCAACACTGCCATCAGGTACGGTATGCTGATTAATCGCTAATCCAGCATTGATGAGATCTACCATCATACCTGCAATTTCATTAAATATAATGAAATACCCATCAGGTATGGTTCCCTTATCTTTTAATAAAGATACTCTGTCATGGTAATGCCTCCACGGGTCCTCCGGTTGATATTTTAGCGCCTCGTATATAAATGTCTTGAGGCCTTTTTTAGCAAGCTCTCTGTAAGATCTAATTGCAGTCTCACTTTCTGCTTGTTTTGCTTCAAAGGCATAGTATTCAAGTATAGCCATGCATACAACATCTGGATAAGCATGGTACTCAACACCATTTCGAATTATTGGTATATAAAGTTTTTCATCTGTAAAACCTTCATTAAGAAGATATGTACCAATAAAAGTCATTCTTCCTTTTTTGAAAATACCGTTCTCAACAGATTGAGCCCACTCATCGGTAATTTCCTTGATTCGCAAACGCTGAACACCACAAACATTTGCCAACCCATTCTGAGTAAGGTACGGAATTCCGTTATCGAGTACCCCCATTTCTATACCGTTAATGACAGCCTCTTGCTTAACATCTAAGTCTAAAGGTATGGATCTGAGGGAGGTAGTTCTCTGTTGTGCCATTTTTGATCCTATCAATTTGAATTCATTGAAAAAATTAGGTGTTCCCTATGCATTAGAACACTCATCATAGTAACCCCACTCGTTTGTGAAAAAAACTAATTTCACAATCAGTTAACTCTCAAAATAACTGATATTCATACTCTCGCTATCCCATATATAGACATCCTTGTTTTAATACAACACTCATGGCTGGCGGCTATACTCCTAACAGATTTGACGCAAATACGGCAATACTCGACTCCACTTATCATCCTGCCACGGCTGAAGTTTTACATGTGCCGTTTCTCGGACGAGGATTGCTCGCGCTCTGTTGAGTATCTGGGGATATTCTTGCTCGATGGAAGTGAAGTGACCAGCTTCACCATGCTCCGCATCCTGAAGAAGATGAGTAACGTTCTGGTAGGCAATTAACATCACATTCCCTGCTCGCCATAACCAGGCGAGTGTGCAAAGTTCGTTATCAGTGAATTGTTTTGTGATTGGGGATTGTTGAACTGCTAGAACGAGAACGCCAGCATCCATTGGCAGTCCCTATAGTAAAACCATAGCTCAGGACGCTTCGTTCAGGATAGATAATTTTATTGTACTTACCTAACTTTCTTACTATAGCACGGTTGAAAAAGTGATTATTACTCAAAAATAAACCTCACCATCAACCATATATTTGAGAGTACTTATCGCCTGCTGGGCGGATATTGTTTTCATTAAAGGATAGTGTTTAAAAACAATGCCATTCATAAAATAGATATCACAGGTTTTATTATCTGTATTGATTATGATTTTTTCGAATGTTTTATAGGCAAGTGTACGACATAGCTCTCGCCCATTTTTACTGGTTAAGTCAATAGCATGAAAATCACCAAGTGAGCTCACCGCTTTACTCTTCAAAGTTTTTAATGATACAGAAGCCCTTCGTAATTCCTTATCTAATACTCTGATTTTTTCTGCTATAGCGGTAACTTCAGGCGCAACAGATAATGCAGCAATTAAATTATTAATTTTCATCTGGAGCTCAATAATTTTCAACTCTAAAGTTTCATTAGCATCTTTCTTGTTTTCAACTGGTTGGATTTTACTACAATTAAAAAGCAACTCATTAATGATATTATAATCAACCAAATCTCTCTTTATTGATGGCCTGTCACATCGATGCAGTCTTCTCATCGGACAAACATAATAGCCATGCAAACTTCCAGATACCGCATGAACAATCATGGTATTACCACAAGCCTCGCACTTCATAACTGTTCGAAGTAGATTTATCAACATAGGATTTTTGCTACTATTGCTAATACCAAAAGGTGCCAACCGAATTTCCTGCACAGCGTAAAACAAATCATCTGATATGACTCTGGGATAATAGCCAGCGATTTCACTTATTCCTTTACCTCTTGCACGATATGAAGGTACGCATATACCTATCAGAGCTTTATTCGCTAATAATTTTTCAATTACAGAAGGTCCCCATGCACTTTCTTTTCCTGAGAAATTCTTTACAGCATGATCATTTAAATACTTGGCTATTGCATTCAATGAGCGCCTTTCCATCCTGAGTTTAAAAATTAGCTCAATAGTTTTCACCCTGTCGGGGTCTGGAACAAAAGCCGTTCTTTTGTCATCTAAGGAGAGCCATCTCGGACAAGACGCCGTCATAATCGTGCCTGACTCCAGTGCATCCTGCCGTTTTTTCTTCCATGATAATTTAACCCGACTTGACTTTATCTCGCTTTCTTCATTTGCCCTTTGTGCTATAAGTATGGCTTTTATTAATGAATATGGATCATTCAAAGAGTCAATATTATAGACTGTATTATCGCAAAGAGTTATAACATCAATACCGTGATTCAAAATCAATTTCAGACGCTCAATCGCTTCACCGACTTTTTCTCTTGAAAGTCTGTCCAGACTTTCAACTAACAATGTAGTTCCTGGCAATATATAACCATGCTCTATAGCATCTAAAAATTCCGAAAAAGCTCCTGATTGTGCATGCTTTCCTTTGAATGCACTTAATCCTAAATCTTCATATGTTATGGTATCAAGATAATAATCACTATTTACCTTTAACCATTCAGCAATAAGTCTTCTCTGTCGGTTTAATGAGTCGCCAGACATCTGACCTGGTGATGAAAATCGCATATATGCTATGGCTTTTTTCATGGTGACACCTGCTAACGTATGCTTTTATAAACCTTAGTGGTGAGATATAATTTTTGTTTAATTTTTATTTAAAAAGACAATTAAGGTCACATTATCTTGAATATACAACAATAATCGTATTGCAATTTTCTTACGCCATAATCTTGAAAGCACAAAAGAATACATAAAAAAAATAAAGACATTAACAAAAAGCATAAAACGAGGCTCATATAAATATAAGAGCCTCCATATTTTAGTCGTTTAGAAACAAATTATTTTTAATGTGGTGTGCTTCGTGACAATAAATTAATAACCAACACACCGGCACAAATCAACATCATGCCTATAATGGCTGGCAGGTCCAGCCGTTGGCCGAAAAATCCCCATGACAGTAAGCTAATCAGGACAATACCGACTCCTGACCAGATAGCATAAGCAATCCCTGTAGGAATATAAGCCAGCGTCTGAGCTAATAACCAGAATGATGCACAATAACAAATAATTGTACCAACAGATGGCCATAACCGTGTAAAACCTTCTGAAAACTTCATTAAGGTTGTACCAATGACCTCTGCAAGTATTGCACCACCAAGATAAATATAAGGGTTCATAGCATATTCTTTCCTGTTCAAACTGGAGAGAATTGTACTACAGTTTGAAATCAACTCACCTGTTTCATCATTGTGTACCCATTGATGTTCTTTTATATACCCTCAATAAGCGTTTCATCGCGGCACTCTGGCGACACTCCTTAAAAATCAGATTCGTGCTCACCTTTCCTTCCCGTTCTTCTCTGGTAGCGAACCGGTAATACACCGTTCGCCAGACCTTACCATCAACGACCAGGATTCCTGCCCGCGCCATTTTAGCCGCAGCCTGATTTATGCTGGTTACGGTTGCGCCTGTTACCGCGGCAACGTCCTGTGCACAGAAGCTCTTATGCGTCCCCAGGTAATGAATAATTGCCTCTTTGCCCGTCATACACTTGCTCCTTTCAGTCCGAACTTAGCTTTAATTTCTGCGATCTTCGCCAGAGCCTGTGCACGATTTAGAGGTCTACCGCCCATAACAGGAAGTTGTTTTACTGGTTCAGGGATCGCCTCACCACGGTTAATTCGCGCGGTCATACAAGTCAGTTCATCGGCAGCCTTGCGCCGTAATTCCGTATCAGTAAGCGCATTGGCCCGCATATTCTGGTACAGGCTAGTAACCAGCCAGTAGTGCGCGTTTGATTTCCACGGATAAGACTCTGCATCCGGATACAGGCCACGCTTCCGGCAATACTCGTAAACCATATCAACCAGCTCGCTGGCGTTTGGCAGTCCGGCAATAACGGATACTTCTTCACGGCACCATGCAACAAACTGCCCGGGTGATGGCAGGAATGGTCGATTCTGCCGACGGGCTACGCGCATTCCTGCGTTAACCTGTTCCATTGTGGTGATCCCGTTTTCCCGGAAAGCCAGAACCCACTGGCGGCGGATTTCGTTCAGTTCGTTCTGGTCCCGGTTAGCCAGGCTCGCCGGGAAAGTTGCCAGTAACTGGCTGAACACACCATTGATGATCTGCGCTACCTGCTGTACCTGAGGCTTTTCGTCGTACTGTTCCGGCATGTTGTTGGCGATCCGACGCATCTGCTCACGGTCAAAGTTAATCATCTGTGCGGCGATGTTTTTCATAAATCCACCCCGTAAATCCAGTCTGTGTTTGTCAGGTCGAGTTTTGGTTTGCTAGCTGTCACGCCTGCCTGTTGCTTGTTACGGTTGATTTCGAGTTGGGTCCACTTGTCGCGGAGTTTGGCCGGACTTAGCACGTTACCGGACCAGAAGTTGTCCTGGCATGCCCAGCGGAACAGCACGCACATGTCGCGGTGGTTACGTCCGTCACGTTCACGCATCAGGCGGATATCGTTAGCCCACCCTGCAAAATTCGGTTTTCTGGCTGATGGCGCGATGGTCTTCACCATGTCAAACATCCACTCTGCGGCGGTCAGGTCTTCTGCTGTCCCCCACCTGCTGCCGCTCTGAATTGCAGCATCTGGTTTCTCCACAGGAAGGTCGTTTTCTGGCTGGTCAGAGGATTCGCCAGAATTCTCGGACGAAAAAGGTTTTATATTGTCTTTTGTTAGTTTGTCTTTTGTGTTTACCTGATTCGGGTAAACGTCTTTACCTGATTTGGGTAAACTTTTTTTACCTGATTCAGGTAAATTTACCTCTTTCAGGTAAACTTTATTTTTCTTACCTGATTCGGGTAATGTTGACCATTCACTGACCACATTATTAATGCCGATATTCCGCCCGCTCTGAATAAAAATCCCACGCTTTACCAGAACACTTTTTGCAGCAGAACACTTGTGCGGCAATATCCCGGTCAACTCGGAAAGTTGCTCGTTGCTCACCCAATCCAGTTTTTTATTAAAGCCATATGTTTTGCGCATGACAGCCAGGAAGACCAGAAGCTGGTGCTGTGTTAATCCGGCCAGCATTACAGCTTCCAGCAACTCATTTGCAATGCGCGTATAACCATCATCGAGATCTGCCACGCGCGGCTCCTTTTGTGCCGCATCCGGCACTGGAAAATTGAATATCTCAGCAGTGTTTGCCATAATTCCTCCCGCAATGAGTGTGTTACGATTTGCACCTGAAAGTCGGTTCTGTTCCCGCAGACCGACTTTCGCCATTTTTGAACCTGTCATATTGCCCCCAGCATGGTGGTGACCATCGCCATCAATGGACCAGCCAGATCCGGGTCCACTCGAAACATCGACACAATGCCTTCACTCATCTCCTTCAGTTTCTGGTGGCGTGGTGCGTTGAGAATGACCGCCTGCTTTGCCTCACTGAGTTCCTTTTCCATTTCAGCCAGCCGAGCCATGAAGCTATCCTGCTCAACCAGGTGGCCGCGATATTCCAGCGGTAGTACCGCCAGAATTGCCGGGGTCAGTTCACGCACGTTATTTCGGTATTTTTCAGAATCGAATTTGTTATCGAGGAAGCGGAACAGCTTCTGGCGTGCACGACTGACATCATCAGGAAAATCGATGGTGCCGCCGCCCTGTGCTCGATACTCATTCACAATGAGTGCGGCAACTACATCCTGATTATCTTCAGCAGACCAGGCGCGGACGGCATCACGAATTTTTTCGTGGCCTGGCACCTGTTTTATTTGAGAACGATTTATCACCGCAGTCGGGCTAAATCCGCTAGTCTGTTGGTATGTAAGTGGTTGCATAATCATCGCCTTATCAGTTAACGCCGCAGATTAGGCGGCAGAATTACTCGCGTTAAACAATGGTGCGAGGTCGGGACGAATATCTGCTGGCTTAATCTTTCCACCAGTGGCTGAGACAATTTTCATTACATAGCGGGCATCAATTCCGCCACCGTGTAGCCAACGCCAAACAGTGGGCTGGGCTACACCGCATAGATCTGCCAGTCGTTTTTGACTACCTGTAATACTGATTGCGAGTTGAATGGTTTGATTTGTCATTATCAATTCCTATTGGTATTACAATGAATGAATAATAGCAATGCGTATTAACCATGGCAATAGCAAAACGTGTTTTGACCATCAATACGCAAGCGTATAAATTAAAACTTATGAAAAAAGAAACTCTTGCTGATCGCTTAAACCTAGCGATGGAACAATCTGGGATGTCTCAAGGCGCTCTTGCAAAGGCGTCTGGCGTAGCTCAACCCACAATCTGGAGACTGACAAGCGGCAACGCGCGCGGCTCAACAAAAATTGTTGAAATAGCTAATGCATTGGGTGTTCGAACAGAGTGGCTCTCATCAGGCATAGGCCCGATGAGAAATGACGGTCAACAATCAGGGAAGCCTACTGTCAACCATTCCAAATACTTCAAGATTGACGTTCTTGATATAGAAGTGAGTGCCGGGCCGGGAGTCATCAACCGTGAGTTTGTAGAAGTCCTACGCTCGGTTGAGTACTCGTTTGACGATGCTCGTCACATGTTCGATGGCAGGAAGGCGGAAAATATCCGCATCATTAACGTGCGTGGTGACAGCATGTCAGGAACGATCGAACCAGGTGATCTGCTGTTCGTTGATATCACGGTTAAATCTTTCGACGGTGATGGCATCTATGCGTTTCTGTACGACGACACCGCCCATGTAAAGCGCCTGCAAATGATGAAGGATAAGCTGCTGGTTATCTCTGATAACAAGAGCTACTCACCGTGGGACCCGATCGAGAAAGACGAGATGAACCGGGTGTTCATCTTCGGTAAGGTTATTGGGAGCATGCCCCAGACGTACAGGAAACATGGATAATCAGTACTGTGCTGATGAGTCGTTTAGGGGATAGTAAATTTAATTAGAATTAGACGAGAGCGATTTATGGATTGTGACGCTTTACAGGATATAAAAATCTCTCTTAGGTATGACGGAAAAGATGCTTTAAATCATGAAATAGATTTGAACTGCCCTAGGAGAATCCCTAAAGGGTTTTTCTAAAGTTCTCTCAACAGCAGCTTCTTTCTCTGTTACACAAAAATATAGTAAATACATTAATTATCAGGAAGTTAAGGTTTACGCACGCGAAGCAAAAGCTAACTGCTTTACTCTTGAAGCAGTTCTTAACTTCGCCACTCAGAACCAGTTGTTCTCGGGGATCGCCGCAACTATACTTGGCGCAATACTACAATATATTTTTGCGAGAAATTCTAACAAGAAAGATGAAATGAAAGCTTTGCAGCAGTCACTTGAAAAGGCCATAGAGGCACTAGGAAACAAGGATGCTGGAACCATTGATAAGTTGATCTCTTTGATTGACCGAATGGCTGTAGAGCTTCGCCCCTCTGTAAGGCAGGCAGTATCACCTATTGGTAATACTTGCGATCAGATAAGTGTTGCAACAAATGTTGACGGCTGCCTTCTAAAAGTTAATGAGAGAGATAAAGCTGAAATTGATAGGCTTGATGATGATGAAGTTCTCGGTCTTCGTGAGTATCGTGCTTTTCTTACAGAATTTGATGCACAAAATATGACAGCTAAAATAATTTTAGATGGTGATGACTCAAAAAAGAGAATCACTGCTGAAATTAGCGATCCAGCTGCAGGAAAGAAGAATAACCCGTATATTAGAGCTCTTAGTGCATATATATCAACCAAAGGTGATCCATCTGCAGTATTCACTATAACCGCAAAGGCTACTGTTAAAAAAGGCCAGATAAACAGGTTATTTATTGTAGATGCGAAATGATTTCCCCGGCCGTCGTGCCGGGTTTTCTTTTGCCTCCCCTCATCACACACCGTTCAAAAAACCACCATAACCCCCGCTTCAGTTATCGCTATGCGATGCAAGTCACAAAATTAATTCCTTTTGCTATCAAACAGTTAATATCAAAATGCATCAATCAATAGCAATAAGTATTGATATCACTAATAGCAATAGCTATTATCACCATGTCGCAACAACACAACGATACGGCAACCACCTGATTCGCCGTTGCGATGACCGCTTAGATCCGCAGCTTGAATTTCAGCAGGCTCCGGGGAGTGCGAGGGGTGAAGCGGACGCGTTAACGTCGGTGTGACCAGCTGAAATCAACTCAACACTTCATACCTCAGTCGCTTCAACGAGGCGGCTTAGTTATGACAACCGGCGGCCATCCACCGCCTGAATACGCGCAGAAGTCTCTATATGTTCAGCAGCCCAGCTTACGGGCAGGAGTTTTTATGGTTCATCAACATTACGGAACTCAGACCGTTAATCGCGGTGCCGTCCGGCCAGGTATGCTGGTTAAACACAAAGATGGTACCTGGACGGCATCAGCTAATTTGCGCGGTCGGCTTTACTTGCATCGCGGCATCGAACGAACGTACACAAAAGATTTGCTCGTGGAGGTTTACCTGAATGGTACTGGCGGTGGTCTGAGCCACTAACTACTCACTTGTTTGGGCCGTGTGGAGCCAAAGCAAATTCAAGGTTGTAGATACTCCCATCAGGGGCTTTGAAATCAACCTCAAACCGAGATGGCGGATTGAATGGATCGAGTACATTTTCTGCTACGCATGTAGATCTCCAATTGATATGGCCTTTGCCAAGCGAGCGAGATTCCCACCAAGCTCTCCAGGTCTGGTCTTGCGGTTGATCACTCCCCTTTTCCCTTACATACCAATGATTCTTTTTCGACTGCTTACCCATTTCTGCGGTTGGGTACATCGGAGAAGACTTTAACTTATCAATCAGCATTCTAGACACCTTATTTATCAGATTTTGAGCAAGACATAGTGTGATCCAACATTTTGATTAATCAAGCGAGTTCATTCAAACAACTATGCAGTTAACGCACTGTCTGGATCCGCACATCAAAATTTCAGGAGTTTATCCATGAACGCTTATTACATTCAGGATCGTCTTGAGGCTCAGAGCTGGGCGCGTCACTACCAGCAGATCGCCCGTGAAGAGAAAGAGGCAGAACTGGCAGACGACATGGAAAAAGGCCTGCCCCAGCACCTGTTTGAATCGCTATGCATCGATCATTTGCAACGCCACGGGGCCAGCAAAAAAGCCATTACCCGTGCGTTTGATGACGATGTTGAGTTTCAGGAGCGCATGGCAGAACACATCCGGTACATGGTTGAAACCATTGCTCACCACCAGGTTGATATTGATTCAGAGGTATAAAACGGATGAGTACAGCACTCGCAACGCTGGCTGGGAAGCTGGCTGAACGTGTCGGCATGGATTCTGTCGACCCACAGGAACTGATCACCACTCTTCGCCAGACGGCATTTAAAGGTGATGCCAGCGATGCGCAGTTCATCGCATTGTTGATCGTCGCCAACCAGTACGGCCTTAATCCGTGGACGAAAGAAATTTACGCCTTCCCTGATAAGCAGAACGGCATCGTTCCGGTGGTGGGCGTTGATGGCTGGTCCCGCATCATCAATGAAAACCAGCAGTTTGATGGCATGGACTTTGAGCAGGACAATGAATCCTGTACATGCCGGATTTACCGCAAGGACCGTAATCATCCGATCTGCGTTACCGAATGGATGGATGAATGCCGCCGCGAACCATTCAAAACTCGCGAAGGCAGAGAAATCACGGGGCCGTGGCAGTCGCATCCCAAACGGATGTTACGGCATAAAGCCATGATTCAGTGTGCCCGTCTGGCCTTCGGATTTGCTGGTATCTATGACAAGGATGAAGCCGAGCGCATTGTCGAAAATACTGCATACACTGCAGAACGTCAGCCGGAACGCGACATCACTCCGGTTAACGATGAAACCATGCAGGAGATTAACACTCTGCTGATCGCCCTGGATAAAACATGGGATGACGACTTATTGCCGCTCTGTTCCCAGATATTTCGCCGCGACATTCGCGCCTCGTCAGAACTGACACAGGCCGAAGCAGTGAAAGCTCTTGGATTCCTGAAACAGAAAGCCACTGAGCAGAAGGTGGCAGCATGATACCGGACATTATCCTGCAGCGTACCGGGATCGACGTGAGAGCTGTCGAACAGGGGGATGATGCATGGCACAAATTACGGCTCGGCGTCATCACCGCTTCAGAAGTTCACAACGTGATAGCAAAGCCCCGCTCAGGAAAGAAGTGGCCTGACATGAAAATGTCCTACTTCCACACCCTGCTGGCTGAGGTTTGCACCGGTGTGGCTCCGGAAGTTAATGCTAAGGCGCTGGCCTGGGGAAAACAGTACGAGAACGACGCCAGAACCCTGTTTGAATTCACTTCCGGCGTGAATATTACTGAATCCCCGATCATCTATCGCGACGAAAGTATGCGCACCGCCTGCTCTCCCGATGGTTTATGCAGTGACGGCAACGGCCTTGAACTGAAATGCCCGTTTACCTCCCGGGATTTCATGAAATTCCGGCTCGGTGGTTTCGAGGCAATAAAATCGGCTTACATGGCCCAGGTGCAGTACAGCATGTGGGTGACGCGAAAAGATGCCTGGTACTTTGCCAACTATGACCCGCGCATGAAGCGTGAAGGCCTGCATTATGTCGTGATTGAGCGGAATGAAAAGTACATGGCGAGTTTTGACGAGATGGTGCCGGAGTTCATCGAAAAAATGGACGAGGCACTGGCTGAAATTGGTTTTGTATTTGGGGAGCAATGGCGATGACGCATCCTCACGATAATATCCGGGTAGGCGCGATCACTTTCGTCTACTCCGTTACAAAGCGAGGCTGGGTATTTCCCGGCCTTTCTGTTATCAGAAATCCACTGAAAGCACAGCGGCTGGCTGAGAAGATAAATAATAAACGGGAGGCGGTATGCACAAAGCATCTCCTGTTGAGTTAAGAACGAGTATTGAGATGGCACATAGCCTTGCTCAAATTGGAGTCAGGTTTGTGCCAATACCAGTAGAAACAGACGAAGAATTTCATACGTTAGCCACATCCCTTTCACAAAAGCTGGAAATGATGGTGGCGAAAGCAGAAGCAGATGAGAGAGACCAGGTATGACAACCACTGAATGCATTTTTCTGGCAGCGGGCTTCATATTCTGTGTGCTTATGCTTGCCGACATGGGGCTTGTTCAATGACACCTCAGCAAGAAAACGCCCTTCGCAGCATTGCCCGTCAGGCTAATTCTGAAATCAAAAAAGCCAGACAGCATTTTCCGGATAAAAACGTCGATGACATTTGCCGTAGCGTACTAAAGAAGCACCGCGAAACGGTAACGCTGATGGGATTCACACCGACTCATTTAAGCCTGGCGATCGGCATGTTGAACGGCGTCTTTAAGGAACGGTGAACATGAAAAGCAAAATCATCAGGGAGCTACAGGCTCCTTTTTTATTATTCGCATTTACCCTCAAGCGTATTAACCAACAATTCAGGGATTAATGAAAGATGGCAGACATCATTGATTCAGCATCAGAAATCGAAGAATTACAGCGCAATACAGCAATAAAAATGCGTCGTCTGAACTACCAGACTGTATCCGCAACTCATTGTTGTGAGTGTGGCGATCCGATAGATGAGCGAAGACGCCTGGCTGTTCAGGGTTGTCGGACTTGTGCGAGTTGCCAGGAGGAGATCGAACTTAAGAACAAACAATGGGGACTGTGATGGCCTCAAAGCAGCAAATTTCAACATCGTCCAACTGAGGTGTAAAAATGTTCAGAATCATTTTTCCTAACACCTGGTACGTCGACCACCACGGCACTCCCTGCAAAATCCTGCGTTCTACCCACAACAAAGTTCACTACATCCGAAAAGGCAGAACATGTATCGCCAGCATGTTCCGCTTTAATCATGACTTTGAACCTGTGAATAAAGCTGATGCAGATCGGATAGCAGAAGAGATCGAAACGGCAGAACACATTAAGAAGTTACGTGACATGCGTTCAAAAAGCAGAGGTAACCATGGAATCATACAGCCTCACACTCGATGAGGCCTGTCAGTTTCTTAAGATATCCAGACCAACCGCCACCAACTGGATACGAACAGGCCGCCTACAGGCAACACGTAAAGATCCAACCAAGCCAAAATCTCCTTACCTCACAACACGGCAAGCCTGCATTGCGGCGCTTCAGTCTCCGCTGCATACTGTCCAGGTGAGCGCGGGTGATGGCATAACAGAGGAAAGAAAATGTCACTCTTCCGCAGAAATGAAATATGGTATGCCTCGTATTCGCTCCCGGGCGGGAAACGAATTAAGGAATCTCTTGGCACAAAGGACAAGCGGCAAGCTCAGGAGTTGCACGACAAGCGAAAAGCAGAACTCTGGCGAGTAGAAAAGCTAGGGGATTTACCTGATGTCACTTTTGAAGAGGCCTGCCTAAGATGGCTTGAGGAAAAAGCTGATAAAAAATCTCTCGATTCAGATAAAAGCCGGATTGAGTTCTGGCTTGAACATTTTGAGGGTATAAGGCTTAAAGATATCTCGGAGGCAAAGATTTACTCTGCTGTAAGCAGAATGCATAACAGAAAGACGAAAGAAATATGGAAACAGAAAGTTCAGGCCGCCATCAGGAAAGGTAAAGAACCGCCTGTTTATGAACCAAAGCCAGTATCAACTCAGACAAAGGCAAAGCATCTTGCCATGATAAAGGCCATTCTCCGTGCTGCAGAACGCGACTGGAAGTGGCTGGAAAAAGCGCCTGTCATCAAGATACCAGCGGTCAGAAACAAGCGAGTCAGATGGCTGGAAAAGGAGGAAGCAAAACGCCTTATTGATGAGTGCCCCGAACCACTGAAATCTGTCGTCAAGTTTGCGCTGGCAACTGGTCTGAGAAAGTCGAACATCATAAATCTGGAATGGCAACAAATCGACATGCAGCGACGAGTTGCCTGGGTGAATCCAGAAGAGAGCAAATCAAACCGCGCCATTGGTGTGGCGCTGAACGATACCGCCTGTAAAGTGTTGCGTGATCAAATAGGCAAGCATCACAAATGGGTGTTTGTACATACCAAGGCGGCTAAGCGAGCAGATGGAACATCAACGCCTGCGGTCAGGAAGATGCGCATCGACAGCAAGACATCATGGCTATCAGCTTGTCGTCGTGCAGGAATTGAAGATTTCCGTTTCCATGACCTCAGACACACCTGGGCAAGCTGGCTGATTCAGTCAGGCGTCCCATTATCAGTGCTTCAGGAAATGGGCGGATGGGAGTCCATAGAAATGGTTCGTAGGTATGCTCACCTTGCGCCTAATCATTTGACAGAGCATGCGAGGAAAATAGACGACATTTTTGGTGATAATGTCCCAAATATGTCCCACTCTGGAATTATGGAGGATATAAAGAAGGCGTAA